GATAACCCAACAAACTCTAACTTAGGAGCAAAAGCTAAGTGGGCATTAACATATGATGCTGACTTAATTCCTATAGTTCAGTTAACAGTTAACACACCACTTGATAATACAACTCTTTAATAGTTAGTATTTAAATGTGGTCATCAAAAACCTCATCAATTATTGGTGGGGTTTTTTCTTTACGCTACAATAAAACTAAATTACTTTAATAATCGTGGCAGCTACCATAATTGCAACTTTAAAAAGTGAAACTGCTAATAGTTATGTCACTTTGTCTGAAGCTAATGATTACTTTGATACTTCTCCAGACTCTTCAACTTGGACAAACAAAACAGATGACCAGAAAAAAAGAGCGTTAATATCAGCTACAAGATGGATTGATACTTTAGTTTTTTATGGAGATAGATGTGATGATAGTCAGGCATTAAAGTTTCCTAGAAATAATTATCAGGTAGATGGAGTTGAACTAGCTTGTACTGCAATACCAAACAATATTAAGTATGCACAATATGAACTAGCTAGAGCATTAGCAAATGATACCGATGCTATTACAGGAACCACTGGTAAAGATGGTAATTTTTCTGAAGTACAGTTAGGAGATTTGCAGGTCAAATATAATACCGATAGTCAGGGAACAGGATCTATAAATAATATTTTAGATGTTTACCCGTGGTTACAAAGTTATCTTGGAGCATATCTTTTAGGTGGTGCTGGTAGCTTCCAACTTAGATTACAGTATTACTTATACAAAGAAAGCATCCCCTTCTTACAATACTTCTACAGGAGCTTTGACTACAACTGATACTAGCTACAGCATTAAAGTTCCAATATCATTTATTAGATCAGAAGAAGAAACTGGTCAAGAAATGAGACAGGCGAGACTGTATATCACACCAGATCAGATTGGAGATAATCAGGCAGATTTAGATGATGAGATTACATTAAGTTACGCTGGTTCAAACAGAGTCACACAGATAGTTGATATTGATACAAAAAGAGGCGGACAAGTTTATCTTTTTATTATTTTGGTGCGGTTCTAATGGCAACAAGATTTTTAAAAGATTTACCTAGAGATCTAGATAGAAAGATTAGTAGAGATTTTAATAATCTCATAAAAGATGTTCATTTTGAATTATCTAATCGAAACGAAACCCAACCAACAACAATGCCTGTATTTACAGGATTTTTTGCTTCTAGCTGGAAAGCATCAAATAGTCCAGTAACAGCTAACCATAAGGTAGAAAACTATGAACCTTGGGCAACTCAAAGAAAAATAGTATGGCAAGCTTTTTCTAAAGGACAAAAGATTAGACCTCCAAAACCAGTTGTTCAACCAAGATTTCCTGTAGGTTCAGGTAGTCGAGTTTTTAATTATAGAAAAGCAGTTTTTATTGGAAATAAAGCAGAATATTCTCAATATGTTTTAGAAGGCGGAGAGATTCAAAGATTTGTTCAAGGTCAATTAGGTCGTTTGATAAAAGAAAATATGTCAGATAAAGGTAAGATATTTATAGGAGGAGCTACATCTGAGAAGTTCTCAGGTACTACATATACAAGTTTTGAAGCATGACCTTAGTAAACACAAGAGCAGCATTTGAAAAAGCAGTAACAGATGCAGTTGCAGCAGCAGACAATACTGTTGAGATGGTTTATGACAATGTTCATTACACTACGCCTGGAAAAAGTACAAAATATATTCTGATGAGTTTGAATTTTACTCAATCAACACAGCAAAATCAGGGAGCAGCTTCAGATTATTATGCTGGTGTGATTCAATGTAATGTTTACGTTCCAAAATCCAAAGGTACTTCTGTTTTATCTTCTATTTCTGAAGCTGTAATTGATGGACTTACTTCAGTAAATGCTTCTGATTATACAGATACGTTCAGTTGTAAACCTAGAGTATTAGATATTAATGGTCCAACTCCATTGGAAATAGAGGATAGAAGTCATTTCATTGGAATAATATCTTGTCAATTTTCAGCAAATGCCTAGTATAATAGAATAGCAATCTAATAAATTTATGGAAGCGATTGAACTGCTCAAGAACAAATTTGGTGTAAGCCAGAAATATATGTATGAATTAAAAGAAGGAGATGTGACAGTTTTAGAAATCTACTGGAATCCATTAACCATTGCAGAAAGAGAAATGATTGTTGCAAAATCTGGAGATTCAGGAACTAATGATGACTTTGCTTTGAATCTTATGATTACAAAAGCATTAGATAAAGATGGCAAAAGGTTATTTCAAGATGGTCACAAAGCATCTCTACGAAGAGAAGTAAATGCAACTACTTTGCAGGATATTCAGCTTGCGATGATAAACTCTGGTTCTGAATATAAGTTGGAGGAAGCGAAAGCAACCTTAAAAAGCTAGAAACGATTGGTTTTTTATGTTTTTCTTAGCGTCAGAACTAAAAATGACAATCAAAGAACTTACCAGCAAAATTACGCAAGAAGAATACATTAATTGGGTCGCTTTTTATGAATTAAAGAAAGAATATGAAGATAAAGCCTATGAAGATGCAAAGAATAAATCACGAGCAAGAAAACGCTAAAAGCGGTACACTAAAATAAAGTTTTGTTTTTACTGTGGCCGATTACGGAGTAAATATAAATTTAAGAGTAAAAGGTCAATCTGGTCTTGATAGGTTAAAAGCAAAAGTAAATGAATTAACTGCAAGTATAGATAAGATTCGTGGTGTAGATATAATGAATCCCCGTAATGTCGGGGGTGCAGGAGGAAAAGATGCTCGCAAAACAATAAAACAATACAGACAAGAAATGGAAAATCTTGTCAAAACAGTTAATAAATCTGAAGGAGTTTTTGGAAAAACAAGAAATCAACAACTTGCTGCTATAGACGCTCTGCAAGAATATTCAAATAGTTTAACTATTGGTTCAAAAAAACAAAAAGCAGCAGTAGCAGCTACGTTGAGGTTAACTCGTCAAACTGATCTTGATACAGTTGCAATACTTGAAAACAATAAAGCATTAAAACAAAACATAGATCTTTCTAACAGAATAAACAAGGGTCAAGGTAATAATTTTAGAGGAGGGATAAATCCTAAAGGAAATCAAGCAGCATTAACAAGTGGGCTTATTTCTGGTGCATTTCCATTGCTATTTGGGCAAGGTCCATTAGGTGCTGCTGCTGGTTTTGCAGGTGGTTTTGCAGGAACTAAGATTGGTGGTCAAATGGGAGGCTTTGCAGGAGGTCTTGTTGCTACTGGTGTTCTTCAGCAACTTACAACTGCAAAAGAAAAAATTGAAGAGTTAGGAAAAGCACTAAGTTTTTTCTCATTCGATGTTTCTGCTGTTAGTAATGCTTTAGGTTTGGTCGGAACACCAGCAGCAGAATATTTAGAATTAATTGAAAAAACAGAAGGCAAACAAGCAGCTTTTAATGAATCAATGAGAAGAATGGAAGAATTAGTAGGGGAAGATGGGGTAAAAGCATTACAAGATTTTGCAGAGTCAACAAGAGAACTTCAATCTTCAATAACTAAATTTATTACTCAAGTTGCTGCTAAAGCTGCTGAATTATTTACAGGAGGAAGCGAAAGAGTTACTGGTTTAAGAAGAAGGCAGTTGCTTGGAGAAGCTAGAGATAGTACCGATACAGCGATTCAAGCTCTACTTACAGAAAGGGCTGGTTTAACAGGTGCAAGTGGTAGAACAAGAAGAGAAGAAATTGATGAGGAAATTATTGCTTTAATGTTAAGCAAAGAAACGAACAAAGAAAATCTTGATTTAGAAAAACTCAGAGCTAAACAGTATGATGAAATAACAAAGTCTGTAGAGAATAAAAATCTATTCTTAAATGAATCTCTTACTTTAGGAACAAGAGAAGCTGAAATACAGCAAAAACTTAGAGAGTTTGATAGAAAAGCTCTTGAGTTTGATAAAGAGATAAATAAACAAGAAAGAGATCAATTTGAAAATGCTTTACGTTTACAGCAAGAACTTGAACGTGTAAATAGTTTATATCAAGGCATTGCTAATACAGTTCAATCAGGTCTTGTTGATGCAATCGAAGGTGCGATAAACGGAACTAAGACTCTTGGTGATGTAGCTCGTAGTGTTTTTGGAGCGATCCAGAGACAACTTATAAATTTTGCTGCAACTTCTTTTTTAAGAGCAATTCCTGGTATTGGTGGATTTTTTGCGAATGGTGGTGTTACCAAGCCTAATAAATCATATATTGTTGGAGAACGTGGGCCAGAACTATTTACCCCAGGAGTTACAGGAAGAGTTACTCCTAATCACGAAATGGGTGGAGGATCTACAAATATTGTTGTTAACGTAGATGCTTCTGGTTCTAATGTCGAAGGAGATGAAGAAGAAGGAAGAGCATTAGGGGTTGCATTATCAGCAGCTATAGAGACAGAATTAATTAAGCAGAAAAGACCTGGAGGTTTACTTGCATAATGGCTACTTTTCCATCAATCACGCCAACTTACGGACAGCAAAAAAGATCTGCACCAAATACAAAAACAATTCGTTTTGCTGATGGCTATGAGCATAGAATATTATTTGGACTTGCTGCACATCAAAACCCAAAAGTTTATAACTTTACTTTCAATGTATCAGAAACAGATGCAGACACTATAGAAGGGTTTCTTGATAGTCGTGCAAATGATAGTGCCAGTTTTACTTTTACTCCACCTGGAGAAGGGTTTACAAAAACAGGAACTTACTCTCAATCAGGAACTACAGTAACAATTACAATCACAAGTCATGGTGTAGCTGTAGGAGATGAGCTTACTATTGATT